ACCGCATCTATGTATTGTTTCAATATCTGAAAAACCTGCTTCAAACTTCCAGCATATCTCTATCCTATTATCAGCGTAGACCTTGACCTTGTCAATCAGCTTTTCCTTGACCTCTTCCGTCAGCTCCATCTGGTCTGCAAAAACATATAGCTGGTCTTTGCGCTCTTTCTTCTTCCTGCTGGACTCACTCCGCATTTCCTGTTTCTTTTTCAGTTCCCCTATGCGCTGTTCTATTCTGTCAGTCTCTTCCTCATGTTTCTTCTTTTCCAAAAGGAACTCTTCCCTTGACAGCTTCCCATCCGTATACTGCTCATACAGCGGCATCCACGCCCTTTTCATTGCGTCCGCTGTCCTTTCCAGCGTTTTCAGTTCTTCCTGTTCTGGACAGATGACCGCCCTGCTCTTTGCGCTTTTTGAAAGTTTCTCTGATTCTGCTTCCATTTTTATCTGCCCTCTGACCGCTTCCAGCACTGCACTGTCTGCATCCGCTTTCCTTATCTTTGCTCCCCGGCAGTCGCATTCCTGCCGGAAGTATCTCTGTCCGCACAGGATATTCCCCCTGCTGTCACCGCCCAGCATCCTTCCACAGTAACCACAAAAGTATATGTTCCTCTCCTTCCTGCCGCCTGCCTTAAACTCACACTGCTTCAGCATGGAGTTTGCTTTTACGAATAATTCATAGGGAACGATCGGCTCATGGGTTCCTTCCACCCTCACCCACTCTGACGGTGGCTTTTTCCTGCGTTTTCCCTTTACCGTCACAGCATCCGTTTTTAAGGAGACCATTGTTCCCGTATACCGCTCGTCTTTTACCATACGTCGTACCCGGTCATCCGTCCAGAAGCACTCCGCCCCATACCGGCTCCACTGTCTCCGGAAGCCTTCCATATCGTGGAACTTTGACGGTGCCGGGATGCCCCTCTGGTTCAATATCCTTGCTATCTTTCTTGGGGAGATGCCGGATGCCATCATCTCAAATATCTCCCTGACGATCTTACCTGTCTCTTCATGGATGGCTAATTTATGGATGTTCCCCTCTGACTTTTTGTAGCCATACAAGGCGCAGTGGGCATTGTACTCTCCCTTCTCTGCCATATGCCGCCACGCTATTTTCTGCTTCTTGGAAAACTCCCTGCTGTAGAAATCGTATATCATGTTCTTGAAAGCAACATCAAGCCCTCCTGTCGTACCGTCAAACTGGCTGCTGTCATAACCGTCATTTATGGAAATGAAGCGTATGCCGAGGAATGGGAAGAACTGTTCAAGGTAATCGCCCAGCTCCACATAATCCCTGCCGAACCGGGAAAAATCCTTTACGATGATGCAGTTGACCTTCCCCTCTTTCGCAAGCCGGATCAGTTCGGCAAACTGCGGTCTGTTGTCAAATTTCACGCCGGAATAACCGTCATCGCATTTCTCAATGACCGTACTGCCTGCAAGTTCCTCATGGCTTCTGACATATTCCCATAAAAGCGCCCTCTGGTTGGTGATGCTGTTGCTCTCCGTCTTGTCCTGCTGAAAAGAGATATCCCGGTCTTCCTGTGACAGCCGGATATACAGGGCGGTCACATAATCACTGCCATTTACGCTTCTTTCCTGCATATCCCACCGCCCCTTTCTTCAGCCACATCCAGAAGTTCCTTAAATTCATCCTCAAACCGGAAGCGGATTTCCAGCCGCCCGTCACTGTAAGCAAAAATTTCACTGATGAAAGCATGGATGACCTCTTCCGTCAGGTTCTCAAAATCCCGGTATTCCTGCACAAGTGCTTCCAGCCTGCCCTCTTTCCTGCTCCCTGTCCTGTGCCGCCGCTCCGTCTCCTGTAATTCCAGAATCTTCTGCGCTTCCTCATCTGTCTGTTTCAGGTATTTCTCCTTTGCGTAGAGGTAGTCGCTCTCATTTAACAGCCCGTCCGCATAATCATTATATAAAGAGGCTGACATGCTTTCCGCACGTTTTTTCCGATTTTCCGCTTCCCGGATCTCTTTCCGGAAACCTCCATCTGCTTTCTGTTCCCGGTTCAGCCTTTCAAGTATCTGCCTGCTGTCGAGGAACAGTTTTATGTGCATCCGCAGGGCTTCCTCTACCGCCCTCTCCACATCCTTCTTATCCAGGCGTTTCCTGACGCACCCTTTTTCTTTCAAGTGCTGGTAGGTCTGGCAGATATATTTATAGTACACCCTTGGCGGATTCAGTTTTGCGCCGCTCCGGTCTCTCCACAGCGACATCCTTTTTCCGCAGTCACCGCAGATGAGGATTCCTTTTAACAGGTTCGGCTCCTTGGATAACGCATCAAACTTCCCGTAACCGCTATGGAACTTCTCCGCATTCCTTTTCCCTTTTTCATTGACCTTATCAAAAATCTCCCTTTCCACGATAGGCTCATGGGTATCCTTCACATAAAGCCTTTCCTCCGCAGGCATCTTTCTGGTCCCCATCCCTTTATAGAGGGCGGTCTTATTGATTCCCTGCTCCATATCTCCGGCATATACCGGGTTCCTTACAACTTCCGAAAGGGTACTGACCGTCCATAAGCCCGACTGCGACCTGTCTTTTTTTACCCAGCCTTTCAGGTATTTATATCTTGAGGGGCAGGGGATTCCATTGTCATTGAGCCGCCTGATGATGGCGGTAAGGCTCTCCCCGTCCGCCCTCCAGTGGAAGATATGCCACACGATATCCCTCACATCCTCATCCACCACCAGTCTGCTATGGTCTTCCGGGGATTTCACATACCCGTAAGGGGCAGATGCGCCGACAAATTTCCCCTGCTTCTGCCTGATATAAAATGCCGAGCTGATCTTGCGCGATAAGTCTTTTGCGTAAATATCGTTGATAAGGTTCTTCAGCGGCACGATCAGCCCGTCTTCCGTTACGTCCGGGCTGGCGCTGTCATAACCGTCTGTGACCGCTATGAACCGCACCCCGAAAAAAGGGAAAATCTTTTCAAGGTAATCTCCTGCTTCCAGATAGTTCCTGCCAAGGCGCGACAGATCTTTTACAATGATGCAGTCGATCTTCCCTCCGCGCATATCCCCGATCATACGCATAAAATCCGGGCGGTCGAACCTTGTTCCGCTCACACCGTCATCAAGGTATTCCCCCTCTACCTGTAGATAAGGCTTATCCTTTACATACTCCCTCAAAAGGCAGAGCTGGTTCTCGATCGTTGTCCCGGCACTCCTTTTGTATTCCTCTGCGGAGAGCCTTGCATACAGGGCGGTGCGGTATACCTTGCAGGCTGGTGCCGGGGATGCCTGCTGTGCTGTGTTCTGCTTCCTGCTCTTCCTTGCCATCCTAGACCACCATCCCTTCTGTGCGTCCGGCACTGCCCGTACCGCCTAAAACACTGCTGTACTTATCCAGTTCTTCCTCAAAATTGAAGATGACCTCTATCCGCTTCCCTTCATAGACGCGCACCTGCCGGATCAGTGTCGCGGCGGCATTGCGGTCAAGGGCTGTAAGGTTTTCATATTTCTTAAATTCCTTTATCCACTCCTGCCTGCTCCCTTTATCCTCTTTCAAAAGTTTCAGTTCATTCCTATAGGAACGGAGCGCATTTTCGGATTCTTCCAGCTTGCGGTCATACTCCTGCTTCATCTGCACGTACTCCTGCTTGGTCAGTATGCCATCCTTAAAGTCCTCATAAAGCCCTAATTTCCTGCCCTCTGTCTTCGCTTTCTTTTCTGTTTCCAGCCTGATCCGTTCCTCATATTTCCCTATCCCTGCGTCCTTCCATCCGGCGCTGTCCAGAACAGAAAGCGCCTCCCCGATACCGAGTACTGTGCTGATCTGGAACCGCGCGGCTTCCAGCACTGCATCCATCAGTTCCTTCTCGCTGATGCTGTGAGGGGAGCAGCTCCCCTTCTGCTTCTTATTGCCGGAACAGACGTAATAAACATACTTCCTGCCGCCCGACGGGACAGTCTTACGCACCATGCCCTCCATGCAGTCGCCACAGAATATCTTCCCTGCCAACGGGTATACTTTCTCCTCTGCCGGGGAACGCCTTGTGTCGGTCTTTAAGAGTTCCTGCACAAGTGCAAAATCCTTCGGGGTGATGATGGCTTCATGGTTATCCCCGACACGCACCCATTCCTCCTCCGGCTTGTCCACCCTTGCTTTTATCTTATAGTTGGGCGTGGTGTGCTTCCCCTGTATAAGCGTGCCTGTATAAATCTCATTTTTCAGCACCCTTGTCACTGACACATAATTCCACCCTGCACTGTTTCCTGTGCCGAATGAAGTCTTAAGGCGGATTCCTATGCTGTTCTTATAGGCAAGTGGGGAGAGGATTCCCTGCGCGTTCAGCTTATCCGCAATCGCCTGCTGTCCCATGCCGGATATCTTCATCCGGAAGATATCCTTCACCACTTCCGCCGCATAGCTGTCCACCACGATCTTATTCTTATCCTCTTCCGATTTCAGGTAGCCATAAGTGAGAAATGCGCCGATATATTCCCCTCGTTTCCGCTTCATTTCAAGGTTGCTCCTTATCTTTATGGAGATATCCCTGCTGTATGCGTCATTGATCAGGTTCTTGAAAGGCACGATAAGGTCACTGCTGTTATCCTTCCCAATGCTGTCAAAACCGTCCGTCACTGCGATAAAGCGCACCCCCAGCATGGGGAATATCTTTTCAATATACCTGCCTGCTTCAATGTAATTCCTGCCAAAGCGTGATAAATCTTTTACAATGACACAGTTGACAACGCCTTTCCGTATGTCGTCAAGCATACGCTGGAAATCGGGACGGTCAAAACTGACGCCGCTGTAACCGTCATCCACATATATTGAATATTCTTTTATCTCTGCATGGGATTTCAGAAAGTCCATGATAAGGGCTTTCTGGTTTGATATGCTGTTGCTGACAAGTTTCGCGCCCTCGTCAACATCCCCGTCTTCCTTAGAAAGCCTAAGGTAGATGGCAGCCTGATATGTCTTAGAAATCTTCTTTTCCATCTGCAATACTCCTTCTCTTTATTTCAATTAAGACAGCCCTATCTTAATGAACCCAAGAACCAGAGTCTGCACATGATTCAGTCCTTTATGGCTCTTATTTTAACACATTTTCAGGCTCTTTTCCACATCTTCCCACGATTTTATTTCTAATCTTACGACTAATTTTCAACTGTATTTTAACGTCACACTGACAGCAGAAGTTCCTCAAACCGGTCATTCAGTGTCGCCCCATCTCCGCTGTAGGCTGCCTTTACAATAACTTTGCCTACCCGGAAACAGTAAGGATTCCCTACCTGCCGGATAAATTCCCTTCTCATCTCCTGCTGTGTCAGCGTATCATCTATCTTTATCTGCTGTATGTCTGCCACATCCTCCGGCTTTACCGTCCGTATGTCTACCGACTTTAAATCTTCCAGTGACATTCACAGCCTCCTTCATCAAAATACTTTTCTTCCCTGCCTATCTTCCTGCTATGATAAGAAATCTTCCATTCTTTCCATGCACACGCCTGTCACAGGTGGCAAGGGTAATGATGCTGGTGGGAGCATGATCCGGTTCTGCATAATATAACGCCCTTCCCTGCAACTGCTCCATCCATGCATTGTAGCTTTCCATATCCTCATGGTTTCTGGTACGGAAATCCCATTCGTCAAGGTCGGATATGTCATATTTGACCACCGCCATTACCTGATAGGCATTGGCGCTTCCATAGGCATCTGTGAAATAAATGGTTTGGTTTTCCTTAAAATAATCCTCCTGCTCATACTTAAGCAGGGTGGAAAACATGGCATCTGAACCTGTTCCCATGTTGTGTCCGTAGATGACGCGGTTGAAATCCCACACCTGCGT